TTCCACCGCCTTTATATTTCCATTCTTGCAAATCCCTTCATCTCTGCGGCGAGGTCTTCCGGGCTATTTGCCCATCTGCTGACCCATTCCGGGAAATGATGAGAAAGATAGCTTTCAAGGTTGTCGAGGTTGTCCGGCTTGGTGGCTATGAGCTTTATAGCCCCTACAAAATCTGCCGCCGCTTTCGTTACTCTCTCAGGCGTATAAAGCACTTTGCAGGACTTTTCACCGGAATAAACAAATTCCCGATCTTTCCCGGCGTGTTCGCAGCGACTCACACAATTTTTGCAATTATCACGCTTAACCATAATATAATCCCCCTTAAAATAAAATAAACAGATTAGAGCAACGCCCAAGAATGGCGTATAATTGCCCGGTTTCGGTGTCTTCTACAAGTCCGCCGTTGATACCATAAACCCCGGAAGAATAGCCCACTTTTTCAAGCCTGCGCAGCGTGTAAATATACTCACTCGGCTTATTGGTGTAATTCTCGGCCACTCCAAGCCGCACAAGCTCCCGCAGCTCTTTCAATGTGTATTTTCTCATTTCCTCACCGCTCCCTTCAAAAGCTCTCTATAAATCAAATCTGTTAAAAGCTGTTCGGCCTGCTGTTCAGTGTACCGGGCTTTTTCCTGTTCTGTTTCTTCGAGAATTGCGCCGAGATCATTAACCGCAGAACGATTATAAAAGTAACAGGTATCGAGGACACCAGCCAACCCGGCGCACCAATCCCGAAACGCTAATTGTTCGCAGCCGTGATAATAACGGCGGTCTTCTGGTAGATGATACTTTTCACTTCTGAAAGTATCGAGAATAAAAGCGGCGATTTTGGGGAACTCCTGCGGCGGGTTATCCGTGTACCCTTCCGGGGTGAACCCGTCCACGATATAAGCCCGGATATTTTCGGCGGCTTTCTTGCTATTGGTTCTCAGCATTGTAAAAACTCCTTTCATCGGTCGGCATCAAGTGTTTTATTGATGATTAGAGTATATCAAGTGTTTTATTGATTGTCAAGTGTTTTATTGATATTTTATCAAGTTTTTTATTGACGCTTGCAACCGTCTGAAAAACTACACTTTTCCGCACTATACATATAAAAAGGAAAAATCATCGCCGCCGATCAGGCCGAACCCCAACAGCACCCGCCAGCACCCGCCGCCGATCCGCCAGGAGAGAAAAAGCCGCCGACCCCGGAGCGGGAGATCGGCAGCTCTGTCATAGTCGCAGACCCTCGCCGGAAAGTCGCAAAGTCGTTCGGGCGAAAGTCGTGAAAGTCGCTCGGCATAGTCGTAAGCCATAGTTGCAAAAGTCGTGAAAGTCGCTCAGTCCTCCGAGTCATAGTCGCTGGACGCACCAATCACATCTTCGAGATACTTCTTCTCCAAGTCCTCAGCGGGAACCTGATCTCCGAGCTGCTGGTTGGGTGTCAACACGACCTCCTGCTTGTCTGCATAGCCGAAATGGTTCTTCATCAGGAAGATTGCCGTGACGGGATTGACCTTTCCATTCTGTGCGTAATCTTCCATTTGTGCGTTCAAAAATTGATACGCTTTTTTTATAAGGTCACGGCTTGCGGGGGGTAAATAGTCGCTGTCGATACCATTAGCCCATGCCCATAATGTTTTCCTGTGTACTCCAAAAGCCAATGCCATTCCTGCAACGCTTGGCTTCATATCGTCCTCAGCACAGATTTCAAGATACTGACCAATGCGTTCCTTAACCTGTGCAGGCTCCTTCATGTCGGGTGTCTCCCAATCCCACATTCTCAGCGAGTGGGTAATATATTTCCGATTTTCACCCGGCTCCATATGAACGCTCAGAGCGTCAGTTCTGTCAGGCCGCTTATTGCCGCCAGTACCCTTCGGTCTGCCCCGACCACGCTTTTCTACAATTTCATCTGCCATAGTCGTATTCTCCTTTCAAAGTCGCCAAGGTGATAAAGGTGAGTAATCGGGTGCATTTCCCTATAACTATTTCTATATACGCGCGTATAAGAGAGAGTTATAGGCATTTATGCCCGATTACTCACCTAACTCACCTAAAATACGAAAAACAATTTTTCAAAACACGCCAATTTGAAAAAAGTCTTTGCAAAAACACTCACCTTTATCACCTTTGTCACCTAACTCATTTGAGCTTGATGACGAAAGTATTAAAGAACCACCAACTTTCATCAATCTCTCGATCAGCAAGTTCCAGAGGAAGCATACGCAAGGTTTCTCCAACAGACAGCCCTTCATACGATTTATCTCCGTCTCTGACACACAAAGTCGTAAGGGCAAATGGGTGTTTCAGACTGTTGAAATTAAACTCCCTCAGTTTCACTTTCCAACACCTCCTGAGCTATCTTCACCAGCTCGACCAAATCATAGAACCGCCGAGGGTCTAACCCGGTTTGCCGCTTCACCTTGTTCAAGTGATAGAGAACCGTGTTTCTGTGTGTGAAAATAGCATGAGCAACATCGGTGACATTCATGTTGTGGTTTGCCATCGCTACAACAATGTGAGCGTCTTCCTTATTCATGATCGATCTCCTTTCGCAGCTCGTCATAGAGTTCCGAAAAGCGGCGATTCCAGTGGCGCAGTCGCCAGAGGAATAGACAGCCTACAACAATCCATTCAACGGCGGCGATGGTTGTCAGAATGTCACTCATGTCCTATGCTCCTTTCTCGCAAAACGATTGAGCAACACACTCACGGTGAGCTGACCAATCCTGTTCACATAGGGGCAGTTGAAGCGGTCAGGGTGGGGAACGCTGCTGCCGAGGTCGATGACCAGATCACGAGTGTTGTAGGAAATGTCCTTCGTGATAGTCGGCGTGGCGTAGATCACCACATCACGGTTCATCGTGGCTTGCAAAAGACTCTTGGTTTTGGAGTGCGCCACCGTCACAGTTGCGTTACCGAGGGTGAGGTACTTTGCCAAGTTCTGAACGGCGTGACCCCGGCCTACAATGGTAATGTCCTTAGCGTGAACCAAGTCCAATGCCAGCAGGAGCGCCAAAGTCGCCTGAGACACCGATGACATTCCCTGTGAGTAGGAATGGTCAATGTCAACCTCGGCGGTGAGCTTAATGTCAGACGGGACGGTTTCTCTGTCCACTACCACGGCCTTGTACGGAGGGCAAGGGTACTGAGTGAGATCACAGTCAATACCTAACAGGTCAGCCTTGCGCTTGACCGCTTTCAGAAATACGCTCTCGTAGGAACCCAACAACAGCAGTCTGCCGGTAGGGTGAAAGCGGGTGGTTTCCTCGTCCAAGGTGGCAGAAAGCGTTTTGATTTGCTCCATTACATCATTCATAGCGCTTCTCCTTTCTTTCAAAGTCGTGGAGGGAGATCATCTTTTCACGGGTGAGTTTGTCAACCACTCGACCGATCTCAGAGTAGCCGCAGACCGCCGCCAGCCGTTCAAGGTTGCCCTTGGTCTGTGCTGTGACCACGACGGAAATGCGGCGGAGGTTCTTTTTCTCAGTCTTCATCGCTTTCCTCCGTGAACACGGTTCCCTCGAACCCTTCCGCTCGACCGAGAAGTCTCCACAGACCTTCTTCCTGTTCTCCGCAACAGGGACAGGATTTTGCGGCGATTTTTCCGAGCTTCTGAGGAAAGTCCTCGTCTTCCTCGACATACAGAAGGTGTTCGCATTTACGGCACATGAAGACGGTGAACATCGGGGGTAGTGGGATAGGCCGCTTTCGTCCGCAACGATGACAGACCCACTCGTGCTTCCAGTCTTCACGAGTCATTTCATTGCCACATACACACTTTTTACTCATGTTTATCCTCCATTCGGTCGCAATCGTCAGAGATTGCACAGTCTTCACAGCCCTTATAATAGAAGCAGTCCCGGCAACATGAAATAACAGGCATACACCGCTCAGCGTATTCTTCACAGTTGGCAACAGGGCAAGTGCCATCAATGCAGGCAACGCCCACATAATCAGGACAGTATTCAGGCTTCATCATCGCTGTCCCCTTCCGTCAAAGCTCTTGCGAGATCGTCAATCATCTGGTGCATGACTCTATCCCCAACATCATCTTCGTTCTGAC